AAATTTTTTGATCTTCTCAAAGGGACGTGGTTCGTCCTTAGCATGTTGGTCAAATATTGGATTCCAACGCTTACCTTCCTTATATGTTTGTAATATCTTATCAACTCTATCCATAATTTCTTTCTCAAACGAGATAGAAGTAGGATATTCTTCGGTAGGTTCATTATATTTGAAAAATTTCTTCTTCGTTGTTTTCCAAGGAAAACCCATACTAGATTTCTTATTTAAAGGATCTACATAAGCAACACCTGGAGCTCCATTCACAGCAGTAAACTTGTCAAAAATATGAATACTTTTTAAAGCCTCCTCTGGGAGCTGATCTAATATATCTTTTGCAAATGCTTGTACACATTCTTCAAGAATATCTTCATCTACTTCAGTATTGGTATTTACCATATCAACAGCTGAATATCTCTCAATTTCCCATCCTTTTAGTGGCGGTGCGCCATCTAAAACTTGGTAACCTTCATTGCAAAAATCTTCGCAAAGAGGTGTCTTCTCGACTTTGGATTTACTAGAATTGTACATATTTAAAAAACTTCCATAAATATTTGCATGACCTTTCTCTATATATTTAAAACATGATTTCTTACTCAAAGGTCCTAATATATGTTTCGTATTTTCTGAATTTAAATAAACTTCACCTTCTTGAACAGCCAAACCTTCCTTCATGAGTGTTTCACAAATTCTGGTTAGCATTTCAAAAGTCACACTCTGCGTTTGTATAGCATGTTTACCATCACCAGCTTGGTGAATACCGAGTATGACTGGACCAAATGATGTGTTCGCCACTAAAGGGGCTCCACAATCACCTGGTATAGTTGGATTGTTTGTTTTTCCAAACCAACAAGGTAAATCTAAGTTTAAAGACAAAAATCTTGTCTGTGGGTGATATTGTATATTTTCAATTTCTTTTTCTTCAATTGATCCATCTCTTCTTCTAAAAATATACTTTCCACTATGAACACCCATATCAAATGATTGTTTGTGGAAATAAGGAATTAAATTCTTCTTTGGGGGAATACCCTGGATCATCATAAAACATAAATCATTTTCCCGCCTATAAAGACGAGAACCATTCATTGAAAAAGTATAATTTGGTGTAACACCAACATCGTTCTTAGCTTGTATAACATGAACAGTAAACCTTTGATTATCTAAAATCTTCGGAAAACTGTGATTGTTAAACATATATGTCCAAGAGGTTATGCACATACCAATGATGCGCTTTTTAACCTTCAGACCGTTAGCATCTAAAAAAGAAATT